ATGTTTTGCGAAGAAAAAGTAGCTCAAATGGCTGCATACCTACTTCTTAAGCGAGGTGGGCGCATGGCATATCTGAAATTGATGAAGTTGCTCTATCTGTCTAACCGACAGTCGATTTTGAAGCATGGCAGGATGATCGGCGAAGATAGCCTTTACTCTATGAAATTTGGACCAGTCATGTCGAATACGCTGAACTTGATTCGCGGTAAGGCTGAAGGCATTGGTGACTACTGGTACAACTTGATAGAGACGAACGGGCATAATGTATCGTTGCGTTCAGATCCGAGGGAAATGGATGCAGACGAGATCTTTGATGAATTGAGTCGTGCAGATATCCGGATTTTAGATGAAATCTATTCTCGGTATGGGCATATGAACCGATTTGATCTCGCAAATATGACGCATTTAGAAAGCGTTTGTCCAGAGTGGCACGATCCTGGCAATTCTCGTAAGCCTATAGACCTGAAAGAAATGCTGATCAGTGAGGGTAAAAGCGAGGATGAGGCTAATCGCATAATTGGCAAAATGGAAGAATCTCAGAAACTTAAGGAATTTTCTTTGCAATTATCATGACGGATTATCAGCCATACAGGAAAGGAACTGTGCTTGCCCCAACTGGGCCATGCAATCATCTTCATGTGATTTGTAATGATCCTGTTTATTACCCCGTTAACGATTGTTATTGTGTTTTAGTTGTTAATATTTCTAGTATCAAGGATGGTGTCCCCCACGATCCGTCTTGCGTCTTGAATTCTGGTGATCATCGCTTTATCAAGCATCCAAGTTATGTTGTTTACGCTGAAGCTATAATTTGGCGAGTGGATAACATGGTTAGAAAGCAGCGATCGGGTGAGATTTCTGTTCATGATGATATGCCAGAAGCTACATTCAATAGAATTCTGGACGGTTTTGATATCTCTGATGAAGTTACGCCAAAGAACCTTAAATTTAAAAATAAATATTGCGTATCATCTATTGATGATGAGTAAACAACAGGAATTGTTTCGGTATAACTTCAGGAGTTTTCTATGGAAGATCAAAAAGCAACCAAGCCACAGGTTAAGTTCGACACAATGAAAGCATTCGCAGGTATGGGTGCTGCTGTTGAAGTTCTGATGAAGGCTGCTCCTAATGCGTTCACTCACGCTACTGTCTCTGGTAAAGAGCAGCAGGGTAAGCTTCGTCGCCGCAAAGCAGCATGATCATAGCTGGTGCTTTTTGAAAACCCGCCTTTAGGCGGGTTTTTTATTTAGTGATGTTCTTTGCCCTTCTGTTTGCTTGTTCTGACCTGTTCCCACTCGATACGTCCTTCTTCTCGTCTTTTGTCTATGTATTCCGCAAGATCCTGAATATTGATGCAACGTTTTGCTTTTTGTGATGTGCCGATGCGATATGTTGGAACGGGCAACTTACAAGCGTTTGCTTTTGCTTCTGCCGTGGCTGGACTCATGCCAAAGTACTTTTGGCTAACTGCTGAGAGTTCAATGTTAGGGGTATTGAATTCAGCCATCAGTAAAAACAAGGTGTTCATAATTTTCTCCATCAAAACCGGCTGCACCCGGGAAAATCATAATTCTGTGCTGGTGGCAGGAATTAATTTCTGCCAGATAGCGGAAACATATTTTGCCTGATGACGGGCATCAGCCAGGGCGTTGTGCCGTTCGCCATCGAAAGGCATGTCCATTTTGGGGTCGAATCCGATGGAACGCCCAAGCGTAACGATCGTGCGTACATCGTGGTCATTCCAGTATGCCCACGGGCAGATTTGTCCTGCTCGCTCATAAGCTCCACGTAAAATTACGTTGTCGAAGGTGGCTCCGTTACCCCAGACTTTTAAATATTTCGTATTGTCTGCGTGCCGGTTAATGAAATGATTTAGTTCTGAGAGAGCATCGCTGATCGACAAAGTATCATCAATACAGATTGCAGCTCGTGCTTCAGGGCTTTGTTTCAACCACCACAGGATGGTATCGCCGTCAGGTGTAGCTCCTTGCCCCATAGCACTTTCCAGGCTAACAACCGTATAGAATTCTTGTCCGATGTCTCCGGTTTCTGGAGTGAAGAACACCGCGCCAATGGAAACGATCGGTGCATCCTTATTTTTCCCCATCGTCTCAAGGTCGATCATTAAGTTGTTCATCACTTCACCTCTTGTGATGGTTTTGCTGCAAAATACTCGATACCTTTATCCCAGATAGATTTTATGGTCGACCACGTGACTGGCACTTTAATTTCAATACGTCCGCTCCCGTCACAGGTATCGCAATCATCATCGCCAAAGCATTCCAGGCAGCTTATAAACGTAGTTTCTGAAAATTCACCGGATAGCGCCCCCTTAGCGCCGTTCTCGGCTGTTAGTCTCTTCGGCACCATAACCCAACCATCCGGAGTTACCGGAGAGTTGCCAGACAGTGCGTTCTGCAATCGTTCCAGCTTAACGTATTCCTGAACCCTGTTTCCGTCGCACGCCTGAAGCCATTGCACAGCCTTTTGCGCATCAGTGTGAAAGGCACAAGTGCGACCGTCATCAAATTGCATTTCGTAGAGGTCAGCAACCTGTTTAAACTGCGTTTGTGGCAACTTGTAAGCCTGGCTTGCAGGTACGGCACCATAGAGCATGGCAGCGCGGCAGGCGTTCCAGCCTTCATCAAAACCGACTATGCCATTATTTAAAGACGGACGAGCATCTGGCACCACCGGCACTGGCTTGGCTATATATAGCGGCTGAACATACCAGCCCTTTGATAACCAACTGTCAGCAATGTTTTTACTCCTGGTTATTGCCGGAATACCTAAGCCATTGTCTGAATGCAGCCATGCCACCGGATCCTCTTCCAGCGATGCCAGAGCAATTTCATAAGCACGGCGCTCAACATTGTCTCGCACGTCCATGCTGCTGATTCGTTCTTTGATTTCTTTAATCAGTTCTTTATCGGTAAATGTGGTCATTATGCTCCAGCCTCCGGTGCTTTTGGCATTACTGCCCAGTGAGTGATGTTGACGTTTTCAAGGTCCCCGACCTGAAATGTCCACTGCCATTCTCCGGTTTCTTTTTGCCCCCATGTATACCAGAGAGAACGCCAGCCAATCAGCCAGCCTTCTCCATTAGCATCAAATAACAGAACACTTTCATTCGCTGGCGGCAGTTCAGCTGACACTGGTATTACTTTGTTTTCCAGTGCTGCACATTTAGCTTCAAGCGCATCAAATTTACGCACCAGGTATTCAGCATCCGTTTCATTCACTTTCAGATCTCGCGGTACACATTTCCCGCGAAGAAATCCTTCCATTTCGAAAACATTCATGCGCATTTGCGTAACTCCGATAATTCGTTAAAGCGTTCCATAAACATCCCGTAGGCATGGCCTGGAGCCAGTGGAATCACGTTGAACATCTCTGTTGCCGGGATACCTTCCAGTACAGGCCAGAAAGAGCCATCATCAAGCCCGAGATCGCGGCGTTCGGTTGCCAGCATGATGAGATCGGCATATTTCACGGGCGTACTCATAACCGGTGGTAACCCGTATTTCTCACGGATTACGGCGTCTATTTTTTCTTCCATCCGTTTATAGTCAGGAAGAAGGCGTTTCAGTGGTGCGGGAATGTCCTGGCAATACGCTTCTGTTGCATCATGCATTAACGCTTCAAAAGCAAATTCCTGCGGCACCAGCTGGCTGCAAAGAACCGCATGTTGGGCGACGCTGTAGAAGTGCGAAAGATGACCGGCAAAGCGACAGATATTTGAAAGGGAAACCGCGATATCGTTAATATCGATGTCGTCTTTATTTATCCTGTCATAATAAAAATGCTTCCCGGAAAAAGTTTTGATAAATGACATTTTGTTCTCCACGTATATGCGCTGCACCGCGCTGAATTCTGGTAAAAAGAATCCCTCACCATCCGGCGATTATTGAGTAAATTACGTTTCCATAAATGCCCCCGCAGGGGCATTTGCAGTAATGAAATCAGGCGGTGAAAGTACCAATAAAGGTTTCTACTTTGCTGTCCTTGAATTTCTCAACAAGCAGATCACGAAATTCGTTAGCCATTTCTTCCTGCACCGCCTCCAGCTGAATAATGCGCAGAACCAGTACAGGACGATCGCCATTGATAATGCTGAGGCGTAATTTAAACGGACGTTCTTTCAGACCTTCAAACGGAACGCATTTAAATTCAAATGCCACTGGCATAATGTCTTTGGTCTTCGCTTCGACAGACTCCATCAGGGAGCGTTTGCCGCTGAAGTCATTGTCTTCAAAATCAGCGGTCTGGTTCGCTTCAATTGTGATTTTACGGATCGCCGCAGCCGCTTTGGTTGCCTGAATGGCGTCACCATTAGCATCAAAGCCCACAAGGTAGTCTGCCCAGTCTTCAATCCATTCTGCCAGTGACTTCTGGGAGTTACGCTCGCCATTAACAGACAACAGAGCAGAGAACGGTGCTGTCTTTTTCAGTTTGAGAGTGGCGGTGTTATCTGCGTGACCTGGTTCATCAATAGTACCCAGGTTAAGCACACTGACGGCTCGCATATTATCAGCATCGATAAAGCAGCGGGTGCCTTCATCTGCAAGATCTTTAGAATAACGGGTAAAGTCATCGATGCTGGCAGTGGAAAGTGCACCACGGAAACGGAAACGATTTAAATTAAATTTTTCCAGATCATGAATGCGGAAATTCTCAGGCAATGCCACAGCATCGGCACCAATATTACTGATAATTTCATTAACACCCTGAGCAGAAATAAGGGCATGGATTTGATTAATTGCGGTTGAGTCTAAGTTCTGAGACATAATAAGTCCTCACTATATTAAGATATTCAGTGATGAGATAAATAATCAGTTAATTAAGAACGATATTAATGACCTGCTGCGCGGAGTTTTCCGTCAGGTTCACCGGCAAGAGTCAGTAATTGTCCCTGGTCTTCCTGCAGAATAGTCAGGCGACCACCGCGATTGACATACATCGGCGTTTCGGTGGTGTCTTCTTCGGAAATTTTCCCGCGGTTAGTCGGGCGAACATATGAGAGTTTGTGTTTGATTTTCACACGGTTCTCATCAAATGGTTCGATTTCCAGGTTGAGTGAGACCTTACCTTTGGTTTTCGTGTTCATCACACCGGAAGCGACTTCACTGAGAACTGCGCCGATTTTGGTTTCAAATACGCCGCCGTCCAGCTCCCCGATAAATTCCTGCACGTTGGTACTGCGTTCGCTAGCCATTTTGCTGCTCCTCATCATATCGACCCTGCAAGGTCGGTTGGTTTCTCCACAAAACAGAGAAGAACACCTGCGGTGGCAGCCGCCCGGATGGATTGGGTTATGAGCCCGTCGTCCGGTGATGCTCTTCTCTGTTTTGTAAAAAGGACGGTACCAGCCGGAAGCAAGGGTACAAGCTGGTACCGCCAAGACTACACACAGCATAAAGTTGTGGTGCCGGGTGCCTCCCGGTGCCTGGCGAAGGTTGCACACCAGGCGGGTGGGTATCCACAGAAGGTCGACTGTCAGCCTCAACCTTAACCCGCGTGCGCTGAGCCGCATTCACCACAACGCTAAGGATTCTCTCTGGTTGAAAATACTTAGCTGTTATGTGCCTGCTTTTAGCCACATCAGGCGAGGTGGACCTAGTTATTCCCCAACAACAAGGATTCGGTTAATCTGGTTATCCCCAACAACGTAAAAGGAAAAGAAATGTCCGGTAATATCTATACGCTGTACAAATCCCACTGTGAAAATGTTGGAAAGTATCGGGGCATTGAAATCAGTGGGGTAGTGTCATCAGTCGAAATAAGCAAAGTTGAATCAAGGGCAACATTACTTACTCTTTTGGACCTTGTTTTACATGAGCACCGGAAGAAATTCGGCACTCCCTATAATCAGTTGAATGGGAAAAAGGCTCTGGTTCACCTTATTCTGATGAAGCATCACTGGATGCCAAAACAGATTAATGAGATGAAATTTGATGAACTTCTTCTTTCAATTCAGGATGAACTCACACTTGATAAAATAAGCGTAACCGCCCAGAAATTTTTAGATTATCGAGACTGGAGATCACAAATTCATCACTTTGATGATTTTGACGAAAATGAATGGGATCCTAATTTGTCTGCACAATATCTAAAGTAACATCCTGTGATAAAACCGTGATTTCCTGATCCAGTTTTTTTAAGGAGTCTATTGTTTCCTGTCGATAAGACAGCACTTCACGAAGCTGGTTTATAGCTGCCAGCTTCTTTGTCATCCACTCATAAATTTCCTCATCTGTGTAGCCAGGCGCGACGATTTTGGGTTCTGTTTTGTGCATTTCACATCTCCTCAAGTTATCAGTTACTTGTTGATGGGGACCAGATTGTTAAAGAGCTAAGCGTCCTGTAGGGCGCTTTTTTGTTGCTAACGAATCATCCTGGACTTCATATGCCCCAGGCGGCTACTTCGTGGGCGTCCTGCCTGTTCGTTATCTTTGATATAAAATCTAACTTAACTTAGTTATTATGGCAAGAGAAAACACCAAACTTTTCTTAGTTCGGTGCCTTAGTTAGAGAAGAGAGGTCTTAGAGTTCGTATTGAACTCCTTTGACTACACCAATGATAAGGCAATTACCATTGATAGGGATGTTGGGATACCGAGGATTTAATGGCACTAAAAACTTTTGAGGGCCATCGATGACTAATTTTTTTACTGTAGCTTCGTTTGTTCCATCAAGTCGAGCGATGACTATTTTTCCATGACGAGGTTCTGCATCTGGATCTACAATCACTGTTGCGCCTTCTGGTATTGTTGGGAGGCCATTAGGGTTAGTCATGGAGTCACCTTTAACCTCTAATGCAAATGAGTTATCACCAATCTTTAATGATGTATCTACCCACTTGTCCACTTCACTAAACACTTCTGCTGCCCTGCACTCAGTAAACTGCCCAGCCTGAACCCACGATATTACAGGAACTCTGCGCATGTTTGTGACGAGTTTGCCTTCAAACTCAGCACCATAAAGAATGTAATCTATTGACGTATTGAAGAACTTCGCTAATTTCGAAAGTGCCTCCCCACCAGGGGTATTGATGTCTTTCTCCCAGTACCCCACAGCAACGTCGCTTACTCCACAAAATTTACCCAATTCTTTCTGGGACGTTCCGGTAACTCTTCTCAGAGCTTTTATACGCTGACCAACCGTTTCCATAGGAGCACCATTTCTTGAATTACTAAGTAATCTTAGTTTTTATTGACCAAAGATAGATTTGTAATTAGCATCTAATAAAACTTAGTTTGGAGGGCGTATGACAACTGACGATATCGAAAGCTACTTCGGCAGTATTGAGAAAGTTGCTGCTTTTTTCGGCATAACAACTGAAGCCGTTTATCAGTGGCGAAACCGTCCGGGCCAGTTAATTCCAAAAGGACGTGCAGCAGAAGCTGCATATAGAACTTGCGGACGGTTGCCATTTAAACCTGAGCTTTATGAAAAATCTAATGGATAAATCGATTAACAGAAACCACAGAACGATGAGGCTAACCGTGGGTAAGCATCACTGGAAAGTAGAAAAACAGCCTGAGTGGTACGTGAAAGCTGTCAGAAAAACTATCGCAGCGTTGCCGGGTGGTTACGCTGAAGCAGCTGACTGGCTGGATGTAACAGAAAACGCATTATTTAACCGCCTTCGTGCCGATGGCGATCAGATTTTCCCGCTGGGATGGGCAATGATTTTGCAACGTGCTGGTGGAACTCACTTCATTGCTGACGCTGTGGCGCAGTCTGCAAATGGCGTCTTTGTGTCTCTTCCTGACGTCGAGGATGTGGACAACGCCGATATTAACCAGCGCCTGCTGGAAGTCATTGAACAGATTGGCAGTTATTCCAGACAGATTCGTTCGGCAATCGAAGACGGTGTGGTGGAACCGCATGAGAAGACAGCAATTAACGACGAGCTGTATCTCTCAATTTCGAAGCTGCAGGAGCATGCAGCACTGGTCTACAAAATCTTTTGCATTTCAGAAAGTAATGACGCCCGCGAGTGTGCAGCTCCGGGCGCCGTGGCGTGTCGTGACTGTGGAGAAACTAACGCATGAACAGTTTAACAACACACTACCGTCGCTCGCAACTGATTGCGCTTCCTGTACCGGGTGGAAAAGCGAAGGTGGAGTATTGCTATGCAGTTAATGTACCAGGTGACAGGGAAATTGTAACCCACAGCTTTGCTGAGTGGGCTGTGGGTGATTTCAACCGGCAGAAGGAGACAGTCCTTTGCGACAAGTTAACCGCTGGTTCAAAGATCACTACGGAGTGCCCGTCAGAGTCATTCGTTGGGAGCCGGAAACACAACGAGTTATCTACCTCCGCGAAGGCTATGAGCATGAATGCTTCAGTCCGCTCGAACAGTTTCGTCGTAAATTCAGGGAAATAGAGGTCGGTCATGAGCACTAAATTAACCGGCTATGTATGGGATGGTTGCGCTGCGTCAGGCATGAAATTATCCAGCGTGGCAATTATGGCCCGCCTGGCTGATTTCAGTAATGACGAAGGTGTGTGCTGGCCATCAATTGAAACCATTGCCCGTCAGATTGGCGCGGGGATGAGTACCGTCAGAACGGCTATCGCACGGCTGGAAGCAGAAGGCTGGTTAACGCGTAAGGCGCGTCGCCAGGGTAACCGCAATGCGTCGAATGTTTATCAGCTTAACGTTGCGAAGCTTCAGGCAGCGGCATTTTCTCAATTGTCAGATTCTGACCCGTCAAAATCTGACGCATCAAAATCTGACCCGTCAAAATTTGATGCGTCGAAATCTGGCAAAAAAGCGGGTTTTCACCCGTCAGAATCTGGCGGGGATCCGTCAGTAAAATCAAAACATGATCCATCAGATAAAAAAACTTCTCGTCCGGACGCTTCGCAACCGGACACGCAGACGGCTGAACAGGAGTTTTTAACTCGCCATCCTGATGCGGTTGTATTCAGCCCTAAAAAGCGCCAGTGGGGAACGCAGGATGATTTGACCTGCGCACAGTGGCTCTGGAAAAAAATCATCGCCCTGTACGAGCAGGCCGCCGAATGTGACGGCGAGGTGGTTCGTCCCAAAGAACCGAACTGGACAGCCTGGGCAAACGAAATTCGCCTGATGTGTGTGCAGGATGGTCGTACTCACAAACAAATCTGCGAGATGTACAGCCGCGTCAGCCGCGATCCGTTCTGGTGCCGTAACGTGCTCAGCCCGTCGAAGCTGCGGGAAAAATGGGATGAGCTTTCCCTGCGCTTATCGCCGTCCGTCAGCACGTACACCGAAAAACGCGAAGACCCGTACTTCAAAGCCAGTTACGACAACGTGGACTACAGCCAGATCCCGGCAGGATTCAGGGGGTGATCATGAGTCTTTTGAATGAAGTTCAGAAATTCATTGAAGCCCATCCGGGATGTACTTCCGGAGACATTGCGGATGCTTTTGCAGGTTACTCACGGCAGCGCGTTCTGCAGTCAGCAAGCAAGTTACGTCAGAGTGGGCGTGTGGCTCACCGTTGTGAAGGAGATACACGCAGACATTTCCCGCGCCTGACTGAGAGAGCGCAGGAACCGGAACCACAACCAGTTCGAGAAACCAGACCTGTGCGCAATTTCTATGTCGGCACTAACGATCCACGGGTGATTTTGTGCCTGACCCGCCAGGCTGAAGAACTGGAGTCCAGGGGCTTATACCGTCGTGCTGCAACCGTGTGGATGGCGGCATTCCGTGAAAGCCACTCCCAGCCAGAACGAAACAATTTTCTGGCGCGTCGTGAGCAGTGCTTACAGAAAAGCAGCAAGCGCGCTGCATCGGGTGAAGAGTGGTATCTGTCAGGGAATTACGTGGGGGCTTAATGAGTAATAAATATTGTCAGGCACTGGTGGAACTGCGGAACAAACCAGCCCATGAACTGAAGGAAGTGGGCGATCAGTGGCGCACGCCGGACAACATTTTCTGGGGAATTAACACCCTGTTTGGCCCGTTTGTTCTGGATCTGTTCACTGACGGTGATAACGCCAAATGTGCCGCGTATTACACGGCGGAAGACAACGCGCTGGCGCATGACTGGTCAGAACGCCTTGCGGAGCTTAAAGGTGCTGCCTTTGGTAATCCCCCATACAGCCGCGCCAGTCAGCATGAGGGGCAATACATCACCGGCATGCGTTACATCATGAAGCATGCCAGTGCCATGCGTGATAAAGGCGGGCGCTATGTTTTCCTGATCAAAGCTGCCACCAGTGAAGTGTGGTGGCCGGAAGATGCGGACCATATTGCTTTTATTCGCGGGCGTATTGGTTTTGAACTGCCTGCCTGGTTTATCCCGAAGGACGAGAAGCAGGTGCCGACAGGTGCTTTCTTCGCTGGTGCTATTGCTGTTTTCGACAAGATCTGGAAGGGACCGGCAATCAGCTACATCGGGCGCGATGAACTTGAGGCATGTGGTGAGGCGTTTCTGGCGCAGGTTCGCCAGCAGGCGGAAAAACTGGTCAGGGAGATGGCGGCATGACGACGTTAACTCAATGCCAGCAGCAGGTGCTGGATATGCTGATTTCTTATCAGAAAGAACGTGGTTTCCCGCCAACCAATCAGGAGGTGGCAACCATGCTGGGATACCGTTCAGTGAATGCAGCGGTGGAGCATCTTCGCGCACTGGAGAAAAAAGGCGTCATCACGATAAAGCGTGGCGTGGCCCGGGGGATCACGCTTCATACCGCAGTGAAGGACGACGACAGCGAAGCGGTCGGTATCATCCGCGCACTGCTTGCCGGTGAGGAGAACGCCAGGTTGCGTGCAGCCCACTGGTTACATGAGAGGGGCTTGAAAGTATGAAGTTGATCCTTCCTTTCCCGCCCAGTGTGAACACGTACTGGCGACACCCCAACAAAGGGGCGTTTGCTGGTAAGAGCCTGATAAGCGCGGCGGGGCGAAAATTCCAGAGCGCGGCGTGTGCCGCAATAGTTGAGCAGTTACGTCGTCTGCCAAAACCAACGTCGGCACCTGCTTCAGTGGAGATCGTGTTGTTTCCTCCGGATAACCGGATCCGCGATCTGGACAACTATAACAAGGCGCTGTTTGACGCCCTGACCCACGCGGGTGTGTGGGAAGACGACAGTCAGGTGAAAAGAATGCTGGTTGAGTGGGGACCGGTTATCCCGAAAGGGAAGGTCGAGATCACTATCAGTAAGTTCGAGAAAACGGCGGGTGCAGCCGCCTGATTAAGAGGAGAAACGAAGTATGAATAATCTGATGGTCATTGATGGTATTGAAGTTCGTCGTGATGCTTATGGGCGTTACAGTCTGAACGATCTGCATCGCGCAGCAGTAGCATCTGGTGCAAATGCCAGAACCAAGGAGCCAGGAAAGTTTCTTTCCAGCCAACAAACTGTTGAGCTTGTTCATGAATTGACCAACACCCAGAATTTGGGTGTTGACCCGGTGAGTGTGATTCATGGGGGAAATGAACGGGGAACGTATGTCTGCAAGGAACTGGTGTATGCCTATGCAATGTGGATCAGCCCGTCATTCCATCTGAAGGTGATCCGTACTTTCGACATGGTAACCAGCGCACCGGAAAAATTATCCGGACAGGCTGCTGACAAGATGCAGGCTGGTGTGATTCTGCTGGACTTTATGCGCCGGGAATTAAACCTGTCTAACTCTTCAGTGCTTGGTGCCTGTCAGAAACTCCAGGAGGCTGTTGGCTTACCGAATCTGGCACCGCGCTATGCCATTGATGCTCCTGCTGATGCACACGATGGCTCAAGTCGCCCGACACTGTCACTGAGTGCACTGCTGAAACAGTATGGTATCCGCCTGACGGCTAATCAGGCATATCACCAGATGGTGAAACTGGGGATCGTCGAGCAGCGCGAACGATACAGCCGTACCGCGATTAACAACATCAAAAAATTCTGGTCGCTGACAGCGAAAGGTTGCATGTTCGGCAAGAACATCACCAGTCCCGCAAATCCGCGCGAGACGCAGCCGCATTTCTTCGAATCCCGATTCCCTGAGCTGTTAAAGCTGCTCGATACCGTTCATTGAGGTGACCGTGAGAGCACTACTGACCCCTGAAATAGCCCCGCGTATGGGGATCGTATTGTTCAGACCAGGTTCAGAGCTGATGCCCCTGTTTATGCAGGGGCGTGTACTGCTGGAGCCTGAGCCGGAACGTTATTCATCTTTCGCCAGTGGTGCCGTTCCCGCGGCATCACAACCGCTGGCGGATGATCCTGCTGTTCGGGCCGTGTTCCGCAATGAGGCAGTGATCCGTCGTGCTGGTGGCGTGGAATGTCTTGAAAGCTGGTTACTTCGTGAAAAAGGCTGCCAGTGGCCTCATTCCGACTGGCACAGCGAGAACATGACCACAATGCGACACGCTCCGGGCGCAATCCGTCTGTGCTGGCACTGTGATAACCAGCTGCGCGATCAGTTCACGGAACGGCTGGAATCAATGGCAACGGATAACTGTGCCCGCTGGGTGTTGTCTGTTGTGCGTCGGGATCTCGGTTTTGATGATAGTCACGTTGTGACAATGCCGGAACTGTGCTGGTGGCTGGTTCGTAATGACCTGGCGGATGCCTTACCGGAAAGTGCAGCCCGTAAGGCACTGAGATTACCGAAGCCTGTTGTGTCGTCTGTCACCCGGGAAAGTGACCTTGTGCCTTCGGTTCCTGCCACCAGCATCATCCAGGATAAAGCGAAAAATGTGCTGGCGCTGAAAGTGGATCCTGAGTCGCCGGAGTCTTTTATGTTACGCCCAAAACGTCGCCGCTGGGTTAATGAAAAGTACACACGCTGGGTTAAGACACAGCCGTGTGCATGTTGTGGAAAGCCCGCTGATGATCCCCACCACCTGATAGGTCACGGTCAGGGTGGAATGGGAACAAAAGCGCATGACCTCTTTGTGTTGCCTTTGTGCAGAAAGCATCACGACGAGCTGCATGCGGATACCGTGGCATTTGAAGAGAAGTATGGTTCCCAGCTGGAGCTGATATTTCGTTTTATCGATCGTGCGCTGGCAATAGGCGTACTGGCGTAAGTGGAGAACGAGCATGAACCTTGAAGCCTTACCGAAATATTACTCCCCGAAATCTCCAAAACTGAGCGATGACGCACCGGCGACAGGCTCTGGTGGTTTAACAATTACGGATGTGATGGCTGCGCAGGGGATGGTGCAGTCGAAAGCACCGCTTGGGTTTGCCTTATTCCTGGCAAAAGTTGGTGTTCAGGATCCTCAGTTTGCGATTGAAGGTCTGCTCAATTACGCGATGGCACTGGATAACCCGACATTGAACAAATTGAGTGAAGAAACCCGGTTACAGATCATCCCTTACCTTGTGAATTTTGCCTTTGCTGATTATTCCAGGTCTGCGGCAAGTAAGGCTCGCTGTGAGCATTGTGCTGGTACTGGATTTCATAATGTATTGCGCGAAGTGGTGAAACACTCCAGAAGCGGGGAATCTGTTATCAAGGAAGAGTGGGTGAAGGAACTATGTCAGCATTGTCATGGTAAGGGAGAAGTCAGCACAGCGTGTAGAGGGTGTAAGGGGAAAGGTATTGTACTGGATGAAAAAAGAACCCGGCTTCATGGTGCGCCTGTTTATAAGATTTGTGGGCGTTGCAATGGAAACCGGTTTAGCCGTTTACCAACCACACTGGCGCGGCATCATGTCCAGAAGCTGGTACCGGACCTGACGGATTATCAGTGGTACAAAGGATATGCAGATGTCATTGATAAACTGGTTACAAAGTGCTGGCAGGAAGAAGCATATGCAGAGACACAATTGAGAAAAGTGACAAGATAAATGATTTTCGCCGAAGATGGCGACATGATGCTTGCATTTTTCAAAAAATATGGTTAGGATTCTCCTAACGATGGGCTTTGTATGTCTGCCGTTAACGAAATCATAACAAACCTCGCTTCGGCGGGGTTTTTGCTTTTCTGGAGGTCAATAATGCAGGGCGAAAAGCAGCAGCCATATTTTTTTAACCCTGGTATGACTGTTGAACAGCTTGAAGACTGGCTGGAGCAGCAAAAGCTTCATCTAAGCCGCTATAACCGTCTGGTAAAAGAAAAAGCAGAGCTTGAAGAACGGCTCAGTGATATTTCTGTGGAAATTGAACGAATGTCTGCTGGTGGTTTTAACGGAAAGTTGAGTTTCCCCTGGGAGTCAAGTTCGCTTCTGAGAAATCATCAACAGGGTAGTATTTGACTGAAATAATAAACAGACTGTCATTAAGATCCCTTCCCCTCATATCTGAGAGGACCAACAGCAATTAAGAGGGGGCTAAATGTCCGATCCGATTTCCGGTACTGGGCTGGCTGGTGGTGCCCTGACGGGTGCCAGTGTTTATGGACTGCTGACCGGAACTGATTACGGCGTTGTATTTGGCGCATTTGCAGGGGCTGTATTCTACATAGCAACAGCAGCAGATCTGAGTGCATCGCGCCGACTGGCATATTTTATCGTGTCATATATTGCCGGGATTCTTTGCTCTGGGTTGGTTGGCTCCAAGCTGGCGAACTTGACCGGATACAGTGATAAACCTCTGGATGCTATTGGTGCCGTAATCGTCTCTGCTTTAGCCGTTAAAATCCTGACGTTCCTGAATAATCAGGATATCGGCTCGCTGGTGGCGCTCATAACGCGCCGGGGAGGTTCAGGTGGAGCTAAATGACCCGACAGCAACTATAAATGCGCTGTTATGTGCTTGTGTTGTTATTACTCTGATGTTTTATCGTCGTGGTGATTCGCGGCATCGTCCTTGGGTTTCACGTTTAGCCTGGCTGATTACTGTTACATACAGTGCTGTTCCGTTGGCCTATCTCTGTGGGATTTATCCCCATTCCTCATGGCCCATTATCGTGGCGAACACTATTTTTCTTTCCGTGCTGGTGGCCGTCAGAGGCAACGTTGCACGTCTGGTTGATCATCTGAGGCACTAATGAACCAACAATTATTTCAAAAGGCGGCTGGTATTAGCGCCGGGCTGGCTGCGCGCTGGTTTCCGCACATTGATGCGGCGATGAAGGAATTCGGCATTACAGCACTAGCGGATCAGGCAATGTTTATCGCTCAGGTAGGCCATGAGTCGATGGGGTTTCGCGCCTTAGTTGAAAATTTTAACTACACACCATCTGCGCTGGTGGCGACGTTCGGAAAGAGGATCACACAGCAGCAGGCTGATGCCCTTGGCAGAACATCCGGACATGCAGCTCGTCAGGATGCTATTGCCAATCTGGTGTATAGCAACCGGCTGGGTAACAAAGCACCCGGTGATGGCTGGAAATATCGCGGTAGAGGATTAATTCAAATCACTGGCCTCCATAATTATCGCATCTGTGGCGCGGCGCTGAAGTTAGATCTGGTGACTTCACCTGAACAACTGGAGCAGGAGCTACAGGCCGCGCGCTCAGCTGCATGGTTCTACACATCTAAAGGCTGCATGGTCTACGGTGCCGATATTAATCGTGTTACGCGCATCATTAACGGCGGTCTGAACGGTATTGAGGATCGTAAGATTCGATACAACAAGGCGCGGGCGGCGCTGCTGGTATGAAGATGAGTTATTGGGCGCTCATTTTAACGTTTATTGCTTGTATTGCTGGTGGTCTTGTCTGGTCAGCGAATCATTACCACAATAAAGCCATTGAATACAAAAAACAGCGCGACGAAAACGCTATGGCATTAGATTCGGCTATGGCGACGATCTCTGATATGCAGAAGCGTCAACGTGACGTAGCAGAACTCGATGCCAGATATACAAAGGAGCTTGCTGATGCTAACGCGACTATCGAAAGTCTCCGTGCTGATGTTTCTGCTGGTCGTAAGCGCCTGCAAGTCGCCGCCACCTGTGCAAAGTCAACGACCGGAGCCAGCGGCATGGGCGATGGAGAAAGCCCAGGACTTACAGCAGATGCTGAACTCAATTATTACCGTCTCCGAAGTGGAATCGACAGGATAACCGCGCAGGTTAACTACCTGCAGGAGTACATCAGGACTCAGTGCTTAAAATAATTTTAACTTCACTGAAATTTAACAAGTGACTTTCAGGAAAATGCCTCGCAGAAGCGGGGCTTTTTTATGTCCTCAGTAAATGCGCTTCACACGCGCGACTTATGAACACAGAGCCTTTCAGGATGACCCTTGAGGATGCCGGTTTGGTTATCGGTGCCTTTCTGTGGGCCGGAATCCTGTGTGACAAGGTTCATCACTAAAAGGTAATTACCGATGAATTATCCAACTATCGTTGACGGCATTGATTTCAAAGAACTGGTTTTTATTACCAACAATGACCCTGTCACCGATTCATTTATGGTGGCGAAAGCATTTCGTAAGCGACATGACAACGTTGTGCGTGATGTAGAAAGAACTATCGCTGCTTGTCCTGAAGAGTTTGATACAAAACTCAATTTTGAGGTTTGCTATAAAAACAATGAGTTACAGAATGGTAAGCCACAAAAATTCTATCGGCTACGTAAGGATGGGTTGATGCTTTTGGTTATGTCCTACACCAAAAAAGAAGCAATGCGTATCAAAATTGCTTACATCAACGCATTCAACTGGATGTACGCCATGCTTCAGGTTGGTAATCGTCAATTTGAAGAAGAGCGAAATGCCGTAATGCTGGAGTACATGAAAGAGAAGGATGTTGCCAGCATGTCAGGTCGCCTGCTAAATCGCTGGGGAAAAATTAAGAAGCCACAGCTGCTGGCTAGAATTGAACGCCTTGAACAGCACGGGCAAACCGTAATCCCCGGACTCACCAATTAACGGCAGCACCGCGAAACAACCCAAGCCAGTAAGTGGGGAAATAACACTGGCAGCCACTGAAAGATGAACCTCCAGCCTTATGGCAAAAAAGATTCTTTGTGGTGGCGGACTGATGGAAAGACATCGGTTATTGCAGAGGCCATTCAATGAGTGGTCTCGACAATGGCTTATACCCTGCACGGGATAACTTAACTGATATCCCTTTTAACGGATAAACGGAGCCAATAATGGCAGAGAATGTCGGCATTATGGCAGTGAAATTTGGATAAATCGGAGATTAGTACATATGCCGCCACGAATCCCAAAAGCCTGCCGTGTTCGCGGTTGCCGCCATACCACCACAGATCCGTCAGGCTATTGTGAAAGCCACAAAAGCGAAGGCTGGACGCAATATAAGCCAGGTCAGTCCCGTCACCAGCGCGGTTATGGTTCGAAGTGGGACGTTATCCGCGCGCGTGTGCTGAAGCGTGACAAAGGCCTGTGCCAGTTGTGCCTGCGTGCCGGTGTGGTACGTGAGGCGAAAACCGTTGACCACATCATCCCTAAAGCGCATGGCGGCACAGATGCCGACAGCAATCTGCAGAGCCTGTGCTGGCCGTGCCATAAGGCGAAGACGGCCCGTGAACGGCTAAAGTGATAATAATTCTCAACTGTCTGAGGGGAGGGGCGGGTCAAATCCCTGTGACCTGACGTCTTCCGGACTGCCCGCCCCATCGTTTTTTTATACCCGCGAAAAATGAAATTTAACCAGGAGTGCCGCATATGGCTGGAACGGCGGGGCGTTCCGGGCGTCGCCCCAAGCCAACGGCGCGCAAGGCGCTGGCCGGAAACCCCGGCAAGCGAGCCCTGAATAAAGATGAACCTGTTTTTACGCCCATCAAAGGTGTTGAGCCACCGGAGTGGTTCGCAGAAGAAAATCTCCCTCTCGCCACGATCATGTGGCAACTGACAACCAAAGAACTCTGCGGTCAGGGCCTGTTGTGCGTGACTGACCTCGCGGTGCTTGAGCGGTGGTGCGTGGCCTATGAGTTCTGGCGACGTGCCGTGAAAAATATTGCCATACAGGGCAACACCATCACCGGTGCAATGGGCGGCAGGGTCAAAAATCCGGAGCTGACCGCCAAAAAAGAACAGGAGTCCGAGATGAGCAGCACGGGGGCAATGCTCGGACTCGACCCCAGCAGCCGCCAGCGTCTGATTGGCCTGGCGGGGCAGAAGAAAGCCACTAACCCGTTTCTGAAAATCATCGAGTCATGAGCCGGAAATCTTACCCCAACGTAAATGCTGCCAATCAGTATGCCCGTGATGTTGTGCGCGGAAAGATTGTGGCCTGCCAGTTTGTGATTCAGGCCTGCCAGCGCCATCTTGATGACCTGATGGCGGAAAAAAGTAAGTCGTTTCGTTACCGCTTCGACAAGGACCTGGCTGAACGGGCCGCCAAATTTATTCAGCTGTTGCCGCACACCAAGGGTGAGTGGGCATTCAAGAGGATGCCCATCACGCTGGAGCCGTGGCAGCTATTTGTGGTCTGCTGTGCGTTTGGCTGGGTCAATAAAGGGTCCCGGCTGCGCCGCTTCCGGGAGGTGTATACCGAAATCCCCCGTAAGAACGGCAAATCGGCAATCTCTGCCGGTGTTGCCCTGTATTGTTTTGCCTGTGATAACGAGTTTGGCGCGGAAGTGTATTCCGGTGCCACGACAGAGAAACAGGCGTGGGAAGTCTTTCGCCCGGCGCGACTGATGTGTAAACGCACACCCATGCTGACGGAAGCGTTCGGGATTGAGGTTAACGCCTCAAACATGAATCGTCCGGAGGATGGCGCGCGGTTTGAACCGCTGATCGGTAACCCCGGTGATGGTTCATCACCCCACTGTGCGGTGGTGGATGAATATCACGAGCACGCCACCGATGCGCTTTACACCACGATGCTTACCGGGATGGGGGCGCGACGTCAGCCACTGATGTGGGCCATTACTACTGCCGGGTACAACATTGAGGGGCCGTGCTACGACAAGCGACGGGAAGTTATCGAGATGCTCAACGGGTCGGTACCCAACGATGAACTGTTCGGGATCATCTATACCGTTGACGAAGGCGATGACTGGACCGACCCGCAGGTGCTGGAAAAAGCTAACCCGAATATTGGCGTGTCGGTTTATCGCGAATTTTTGTTAAGTCAGCAGCAGCGTGCGAAAAATAACGCCCGTCTGGCAAACGTCTTTAAAACAAAACACCTCAATATCTGGGTGTCGGCGCGTTCGGCGTATTTCAACCTGGTGAGCTGGCAGAGCTGCGAGGATAAATCACTGACTCTTGAGCAGTTCGAGGGGCAGCCGTGCATTCTGGCCTTTGACCTGGCGCGTAAGCTGGATATGAACAGCATGGCGCGACTTTATACCCGCGAGATTGACGGTAAAACGCATTACTACAGTGTGGCCCCGCGCTTCTGGGTACCGTATGACACGGTGTACAGCGTCGAGAAAAATGAAGATAGACGGACAGCCGAACGCTTTCAGAAATGGGTGGAAATGGGCGTCCTGACCGTTACCGATGGTGCAGAGGTGGATTATCGCTACATCCTCGAGGAGGCCAAAGCGGCGAACAAAATCAGCCCGGTCAGTGAGTCACCCATCGACCCCTTCGGGGCGACCGGGCTGTCACATGACCTTGCTGATGAAGATCTGAATCCCGTCACTATCGTCCAGAACTTCGCCAATATGTCCGATCCGATGAAAGAGCTGGAAGCAGCGATTGAATCGGGACGCTTTCATCATGACGGCAATCCCATCATGACCTGGTGTATCGGCAATGTGGTCGGCAAAAACATGCCAGGTAACGATGATTTAGTGAAGCCCGTCAAGGAGCAGGCGGAAAACAAAATCGATGGTGCGGTTGCACTGATTATGACGATCGGTCGGGCAATGCTCAAAGAACCTGACGATTTCCTCTCATCTCTTGATCCGGACGATGATCTCTTAATTCTATGAAATCACTAATTGCTGATGTTATCGGGCTGGCTGGTTTTGGCCTGCTTACGTGCGGGGTTTACCTGCAGTTTGGTATGGCTCCGGCTCTAATTTTGTCCGGTGCTTTACTGCTGGTGGGCGCACTGGCTATGGCCAGAAGGGGGACGCGTGCTGCTTGATGCTCTGTTCAGAAGTAAATCACTGGAGAATCCTTCCACCCCGATAACCGGTGATGCCGTTGATACTGATGGGCTGTTCCGGGCAGACGTTTATGTCAGTCCTGAGACTGCGATGAAACTGGCTGCGGTGTATTCCTGTATCTATGTCCTGTCTTCCAGCCTTGCCCAGATGCCGTTGCATGTTATGCGCAGGCACAAGGGGAAGGTTGAACCCGCACGCGATCATCCGGCGTTTTATCTGGTTCATGATGAGCCCAATACCTGGCAAACCAGCTACAAATGGCGCGAACTGAAGCAACGTCACATCCTTGGCTGGGGGAATGGGTATACCTGGGTGAAACGTAATCGTCGCGGTGAAGTTATATCCCTGGATTGCTGTATGCCGTGGGAAACGACGCTGATGAATACTGGTGGCCGATATACCTACGGTTTGTACAACGAATATGGGGCGTTTGCGATCAGTCCGGACGATATGATCCACATCCGTGCGCTGGGTAATAATCAGAAGATGGGGCTGAGTCCGATTATGCAACATGCCGAAACAATAGGCATGGGGATGAGCGGTCAGAAGTACACAGAAAGCTTCTTCAGCGGTAATGCCCGTCCGGCGGGGATAGTATCCGTTAAAAGCGGACTCAATAAGGAAAGCTGGGGCTGGCTTAAAGATCAGTGGCAGAAGGCATCGCAGGCGTTACGCCGCCAGGAAAACAAAACCATGCTGCTGCCAGCCGATCTGGATTACAAGGCACTGACTGTGTCGCCAGTTGACGCTCAGATCATTGACATGATGAAGCTGAACCGTTCAATGATCGCCGGTATTTTCAATATTCCTGCGCACATGATTAATGACCTCGAAAAAGCCACCTTCTCCAATATTTCTGCGCAGGCGATTCAGTTTGTCCGCTACACGATGATGCCGTGGGTGACGAACTGGGAGCAGGAGCTTAACCGTCGCTTGTTTACCCGCGCTGAGTTAGCCGCCGGGTATTACGTCAGGTTCAATCTGACGGGGCTTTTACGCGGAACTCCGCAGGAGCGCGCGCAATTCTATCACTTCGCTATTACCGATGGATGGATGAGCCGTAATGAGGCCCGCGCATTCGAGGATATGAATCCGGTTGAAGGGCTGGACGAGATGCTGGTAAGCGTGAATGCTGCTAACCCGGCAGGAGATTTTAAGCCCCCAAAAAACGATGAGGGAAAAACCAATGAATGACCGTGAAATCCGTTGTTACAGCGGTGAGGTGCGTGCTGAGAGGCATGACGATAACCCGGCGCACATTATCGGTTATGGATCGGTGTTTGACTGTCGTTCTGAGCTGATATTCGGTTCATTCCGCGAAATCATCCGGCCCGGCGCTTTTGACGATGTGCTTGGTGATGATGTACGCGCACTGTTTAACCACGATCCTAATTTTATTCTTGGGCGTAGTGCAGCAGGCACGCTGAATCTTTCAGTTGATGAGCGCGGATTACGCTATGACATCCAGGCTCCGGAGACACAGACCATTCGTGATCTGGTGCTGGCCCCGATGCAACGTGGAGATATTAACCAGTCATCTTTCGCTTTCCGTGTCGCCCGTGACGGTGAGGAGTGGTATCAGGATGAGGACGGGGTTGTTATTCGCGAGATAACCCGCTTTTCCCGTCTGCTGGATGTCAGTCCTGTGACATATCCTGCCTATCAGGAGGCTGACTCGGCTGTTCGCTCCATGAAAGCATGGCAGGAGGCGCGCAACAGCGGCGCGCTACAGAAAGCCATTAATCAACGTATGGCGCGTGAACGCGTCCTGACCCTTCTTAACGCGTAAAGGAAACATCATGAAACTGCATGAACTGAAACAGAAACGTAATACTATCGCAACTGACATGCGCGCCCTGAATGAAAAAATTGGTGATAACGCATGGACGGAAGAGCAGCGCACTGAGTGGAACAAAGCAAAATCCGAACTGGAAGCGCTTGATGAACGAATTGCACGCGAAGAAGAACTGCGTCGTCAGGATCAGGCGTACATTGAAAGCAATGAGGAAGAGCAGCGTCAGAATCTTGATCCGGAAAACAATTCGCAACAGGATGAGAAACGAGCTCAGGTTTTTGATAAGTGGATGCGTCACGGTGCCAGTGAGCTGACATCAGAAGAGCGAAAGGCGTTGCGTGAACTTCGTGCCCAGGGTGTAGCTCAGGATGAAAAGGGCGGATATACCGTACCAGAAACATTCCTGGCGAAAGTTGTTGAGAAGATGAAATCCTACGGTGGCATCGCCAGTGTGGCGCAGATTCTGACCACTTCTGACGGTCGCACCATGGAGTGGGCAACAGCTGATGGTACTTCCGAAGTTGGTGTTCTGCTGGGCGAAAATGAAGAAGCCGGTGAAGAAGACACCGATTTCGGTATGGGAAGTCTTGGGGCGCTCAAAATGACATCGAAAATCATTCGTGTGTCTAATGAGTTGCTGCAGGACAGCGCGATCGATATGGAAGCTTATCTTGCCCGTCGCATTGCTGAACGTATTGGTCGTGGTGAAGCCCGTTATCTGATTCAGGGGACTGGTGCTGGTACGCCTAAACAACCCAAAGGGCTGGCAGCATCAGTGACCGGCACAACACAGACTGCCGCGGCAAATGCGGTGAAGTGGCAGGAAATTCTGGCTCTGAAACACAGCATTGATCCTGTATATCGTCGCGGACCGAAATTCCGCCTGGCATTTAACGATAATACGCTGAAACTGATCAGTGAGATGGAAGACGGTCAGGGACGCCCTTTATGGTTGCCGGATATTGTTGGTGTGGCACCTGCTTCAGTGTTGAATGTACCTTATGTCATTGATCAGGAAATTGATGATATCGGGGCGGGTAAAAAATTCATGTTCTGTGGTGACTTTGATCGCTTCATTATCCGTCGTGTGCGATACATGATTCTTAAACGTCTGGTTGAGCGTTACGCGGAATATGATCAGACCGGTTTTCTGGCCTTCCATCGTTTTGACTGTATCCTGGAAGACACCTCTGCCATTAAAGCGCTGGTGGGGAAAGGTAGCGTTGGTGGTTGATTAGTCTTTTTACGTAATACAGCACGCCGCGTAATGCGGTTTTTTTGTGCCCGCGTTCTGGCGGGCACAGGAGGTTTTATGCTGTTAAAAATGGAAGAGATTAAGCTTCAGCTTCGTCTGGATGATGATTTCTCTGATGAAGATGAGTTGCTTGAACTACTTGGGAAGGCCGCTCAGAGTCGGACGGAAAACTTCCTTAACCGTACGTTGTATGCAACCGCAGATGACAGACCTGCGGATGATCCTGATGGGCTTGTGATATCTGATGATGTGAAGCTGGCGCTCCTGCTACTTGTCAGCCATTTCTACGAAAACCGCTCAACGGTTACAGACGTTGAGAAAATGGAGTTGCCAATGAGCTTTAACTGGTTGGTTGCTCCTTATCGCCTTATACCACTATGAAAATTCGTCAGGCGCAGACCAGCGCAACCTACATTCTGCCTGACCCAGGCGAGCTGAATAAACGCGTCCTGATCCGCCAGCGGGTGGATATGCCCGCGGATAACTTTGGCGTGGAGCCTCAATACCCGGTTACGTTCCGGACATGGGCGAAGGTTATCCAGACCAGTGCCACCACCTGGCAGGAAACCGCGCAGACCGGGGACGCCATCACCCATTACATCACCATTCGTTACCGCCGGGGGATCACCGCTGATTATGAGGTGGTCTGCGGTGACAGTGTGTACCGGGTGAAACGTCAGCGCGATCTGAACGGGGCGCGGCGCTTTCTGCTGCTGGAGTGTACGGAGCTGGGCGAATGTAGGCAGAGTCACGGAGGCAACAATGACGACTTCCTTTTTGCACGTTGATTTTCAGCAGCCCGCGGAGATGCGCTTTAACCGCGCCCGTGTCCGGCGGGCGTTTGTCACGATTGGTCAGCGTCATATGCGTGATGCCCGTCGGCTGGTGATGCGCCGTGCGCGGTCGGCACCGGGTGAAAACCCCGGTTATCAGACCGGACGCCTGGCTCGTTCGATTGGTTACATGGTACCCAGAGCCAGTAAACATCGCCCTGGTTTTATGGCACGTATAGCCCCTAACCAGCGTAATGGAGAGGGAAACCGCCGTATCACCGGTGATTTTTATCCGGCTTTTTTGTTCTATGGCGTGAGGCGAGGGGCAAAGCGTCGTCGCAGCCATCATCGTGGCGCATCCGGTGGCAGCGGCTGGCGACTGGCTCCACGTAATAACTTCATGGTGGAAACGCTTGAAAAGAACCGCAGCTGGACACGCTATTTTCTGGCGCGGGAATTGCGTAAATCACTGAAGCCGGAGCGACGACACAGATGAAACTGACGCCTGTTATTGCTGCACTGCGTGCCCGCTGTCCGTATTTTGAAAACCGGGTTGCAGGCGCGGCCCAGTTCAAAAATCTGCCGGAGGTCGGAAAGCTGAAACTCCCGGCGGCATATGTTGTACCGGGTGATGATTCTCCGGGAGAAAACAAAAGCCAGACCGACTACTGGCAGGAGCTGAAAGAGGGTTTCTCCGTGGTTGTCATACTGAGTAACGGGCGTGATGAGCGCGGTCAGTTTGCCTCGTATGATGTGGTGGACGATGTCCGGCAGATGCTCTTTAAGGCTCTGCTGGGCTGGAACCCGGAGGCGTGCGGTAACCCGATTACCTATGACGGCGGCACGCTGCTGGATCTGAATCGTCATGAGCTGATTTATCAGTTCGATTTTTCGGTCATCAGCGAGCTGACTGAAGACGATACCCGCCAGCAGGATGATCTGAACAGTCTGGATGAACTGCAAACGCTGGCGATTGATGTTGATTATCTCGAGCCCGGTAACGGGCCTGACGGCGATATCGAACATCACACCGAAATAACCCTTCCTTCCTGAGGATCCTCATGTTTGTCAAACCTGTTAAAGGGCGGTCAGTTCCTGATCCTGCCCGCGGCGACCTTTTGCCCGCCGAAGGGCGAAATGTTGACGAGAACAACTACTGGCTGCGCCGTGAAGCAGCGGGTGATATCCGGCGCGTGAATAAAAAGGTGAATACCGATGACGATAAGCTTTAACACCATTCCGTCGAATACGCTGGTTCCGTTGTTTTATGCGGAAATGGATAACCAGGCGGCGAATACTGCACAGGACAGCGGAGCATCGCTGCTGATTGGTCATGCCAATAACGGTGCAGAGATTGTTGCCAACAGTCTGGTACTGATGCCGTCGGCAGACTATGCACGCCAGATTTGTGGTGCGGGAAGTCAGCTGGCGCGTATGGTCGAGGCTTATCGCCAGACTGACCCGTTTGGCGAGCTGTATGTGATTGCCGTTCCGGAAGCCACAGGCGCGGCGGCAACGGTTACGCTGACGGTGACCGGGGCGGCAACCGAAACCGGCACGGTGAATGTTTATGTGGGACGTACCCGCGTGCAGGCACCGGTGACCAATGGCGATAACGTCGCGACGATTGCCGGCAGTATCCAGGATGCCATCAATGCCGTTCCGGCCCTGCCGTTTACGGCCTCATCTTCGGCTGGCGTGGTCACACTGACCGCGCGTCATAAGGGGCTTTGCGGGAATGAAATTCCAGTCAGCCTCAATTACTACGGCTTCGGTGGGGGAGAAGTGCTGCCTGCGGGCGTACAGATTGCCGTGGCGGCGGGGACCGCCGGAACGGGGGCTCCTGTTCTCACCGGCGCGGTGGCTGCAATGGCGGATGAGCCGTTTGATTATATCGGTCTTCCGTTCAACGACACGGCCTCCGTTAACACGCTGGTGACCGAGATGAACGATACCAGCGGTCGCTGGAGCTATGCGCGTCAGCTGTATGGTCATGTGTATACGGCAAAGATCGGCACGCTGTCAGAACTGGTGACCGCAGGTGACCAGTTTAACCAGCAGCACATTACCCTGGCGGGGTACGAAAAAGAGACCCAGACGCCTGCCGACGAGCTGGCGGCAAGCCGTGCCGCCCGCGCAGCGGTGTTTATTCGCAACGATCCGGCACGTCCCACGCAGACCGGTGAGCTGGTGGGTATGCTGCCTGCGCCGAAGGGGAAACGGTTCACGATGACCGAACAACAGACCCTGCTGTCTCATGGCGTGGCAACGGCGTATGTCGAAAGCGGGGTGCTGCGCATTCAGCGTGATGTCACCACGTACAGGAAAAATGCTTACGGGGTTGCGGATAACAGCTACCTCGACAGCGAGACGCTGCATACCAGTGCGTATGTACTGCGCAAACTGAAATCCGTCATTACCAGTAAGTACGGGCGTCACAAGCTTGCCAGTGACGGTACCCGCTTTGGTCCCGGTCAGGCGATTGTCACCCCGGCGGTGATCAAAGGGGAACTGCTGGCAACCTACCGTCAGCTCGAGCGTGCGGGGATCGTGGAAAACTACGAACTGTTTAAGCAGTACCTGGTTGTGGAGCGTGATGCCAGCGATCCGAACCGCCTGAACACGCTGTTCCCGCCTGACTATGTTAACCAGTTGCGTGTCTTTGCCGTGGTTAACCAGTTCCGTCTTCAGTATTCAGAGGAGTCTGCATAATGGCCCGTATCGGGGGAACCTGTTATTTCAAAATTGACGGTCAGCAGCTATCGCTGACCGGCGGCATTGAGGTGCCCATGAACAGGACGGTCAATGATGACATCATCGGCCTGGACGGCTCAGTGGACCGCAAGGAAACTCACCGTGCGCCTTATGTCAAAGGGACCTTCAAGGTGCCGAAGAATTTTCCGGTGAACAAAATCACCTCGTCTGATGAGATGACAATCACTGCCGAGCTGGCGAACGGTCAGGTCTATGTACTGTCGTCTGCCTGGCTGCACGGCGAAGCGAACCATAATGCCGAAGAAGGCACGGTTGATCTTGAGTTCCACGGTGAAGAAGGGGATTACCAGTAATGAAAGAGCTTGAGTTAAAGAAACCGATTACCGCTCATGGCGAGACACTCTCCGTACTGGAGTTTGATGAGCCCACCGGGAAAGATGTCCGCGAGCTGGGATATCCCTACCAGATGAATCAGGATGAGTCCGTCAGACTTCTGGCGCATGTGGTATCGAAATACATCGTGCGGCTGGCGAAAGTGCCGCAAAGCTCTGTCGACCAGATGTCTCCGGCAGACCTGAATGCAGCGGCGTGGCTTGTGGCCGGTTTTTTCCTCCAGGCCTGACGGCTGAATACCTCACTGATCGCTTCTTTGACTGCGCCAGTTACTGGCGCATTAATCCTTTCGAATTGCTGAATATGCCGATCAGTGAAATTCCCTTACTGGTCAGTCAGGCAAACAGGATAGAGCAGGAGAAACGCACACATGGCTGAATTTGAGCTTAAGGCGTTGATCACCGGTGTCGACAGGCTTTCTCCGGCGCTGTCGAAAATGCAAAAGAAAATCCGGGGATTTAAACGCCAGGCGGAAGAAGCGTCACAGGGTGGGCTGGCGCTTGGTGGCGGACTGGCAGCGGGTCTGACGCTTTCCCTGAAATCTTATGCCGATCAGGAAAACGCCGCCACCGGGCTGAAAGTCGCCATGATGGATGCGAACGGCGAGGTTGGAAAGAGCTTTCAGGACATCAATAAACTGGCTATTGGCCTGGGTAACCAGCTACCCGGTACAACGGCTGATTTCCAGAACATGATGCAGATGCTGGTGCGTCAGGGGATCCCGGCAGAAAACATTCTGGGTGGTGTGGGTAAAGCGACAGCTTATCTTGCGGTACAACTGAAAAAAACACCGGAAGCGGCTGCCGAGTTTGCTGCAAAGATGCAGGATGCTACCGGAACGGCGTCAGAAGACATGATGGGGCTGTTCGACACTATCCAGAAAGCGTTTTATCTGGGCGTTGACGATACCAACATGTTGTCCTTCTTCACTAAAACCAGTTCTGTTCTGAAGATGGTGAATAAGGACGGTCTTCAGGCTGCACAGAGCCTTGCCCCTATCAGCGTCATGATGGATCAGATGGGGATGAACGGGGAGTCGGCAGGTAATGCCCTGCGAAAAGTTATCCAGTCCGGATTAAGCGTTAAGAAAATCAGGGACGTCAATAAAGTCATGGCCCGCCAGAAACTCGGAGTGCAGCTCGATTTTACTGACGGCAAAGGGAGTTTTGGCGGTCTTGATAACATGTTTAAGCAACTGGCAAAGCTGCGAAAACTGACCGACGTTAAGCGAACAGGTGTACTTAAGGCAATATTTGGTGATGATGCCGAAACCCTTCAGGTGGTCAATGCTCTGATCGATAAAGGAAAGGATGGTTACGATCAGATCCAGCAGAAGATGAATAAACAGGCCAGCCTGAATAAACGTGTTCAGGCACAGCTTGGTACGCTGTCCAACCTGTGGGAGGCAATGACGGGGACCGCAACTAACGGTCTTGCAGCTATTGGCGGCGCATTTTCTGGTGACGCTAAAAATATCACGCAATGGCTGGGGGAGTTGGGGGAAAAATTCACGAAGTTTGCGGATGAAAATCCCCGGGTTATTCGCGGCGTCGTCGGGCTTGCTGCCGGTCTTGCGATTCTGAAACTGGGATTGATGGGAGTTGGCGGTGCCATCAGTATTGTCAGCAGGATCATGTCGATGACGCCGATTGGCATGATTGCGACGGCGATAGCCCTGGCTGCGGGATTAATTATCACTAACTGGGATGTTGTCGGACCTTATTTTAAGAAACTCTGGGAAACCATTGGTCCTTATTTTGAGGCTGGCTGGGAACTCCTTAAGAAAGTTTTTGCCTGGTCGCCGCTGGGGATGGTGATCAATAACTGGGGGCCGGTTGTTAAGTGGTTTCAGGATATGTGGGACAAGCTGAAGCCAATTATTGAGTGGTTTACCGACAGTTCCGGAGACACGGTCGATGCCATTAACTCTGCGCAGTGGGGCGCGGGTGCTTATGATGCTTATGGGACGGGAATACCGGCACGGGGATACACACCTTATCCGGCGGTAGATCTGGCTCAGTCAAACAACGCCTCCGATGCCACAGGCCCGAATCCCTTCATGATTAATAAAGCTACTGCGCCAAAAGTTGATGGTGAGATCAAGGTCTCTTTTGTGAATTCGCCTCCGGGTATGCGGGTTATGGAAACGCGATCCAGCGGTTTTGATGTCAGCCATGATGTTGGCTATACGCGCTTTGGCAGGTAATGAAAAATTAATCTGTTAATGAGTCCCACTCCGGTGGGATTTTTTATGTACGGAGTTTATATGACGTGGAAAGACAGACTTCAGGACGCGTCATTTCGCGGTGTGCCGTTTAAGGTTGAAGAAGAAAGTGCGGGAACCGGTCGTCGTGTGGAAACGCACGAATACCCGAACCGCGACAAACCCTATACCGAAGACCTGGGGAAAATCACTTTCCGCCCGTCCATCACGGCTTATGTGGTGGGAGATGACTGCTTTGACCAGCGCGATCGCCTGATTGACGCGCTGAATAAACCCGGTCCCGGCACGCTTGTCCATCCGACTTACGGTGAGCTGAAAGTCTGTGTTGACGGAGAGGTTCGGGTCAGCACATCGAAGAGTGAAGGGCGTATTGTCCGCTTTGACCTGAAGTTTGTCGAAGCGGGAGAACTCTCTTACCCCACATCAGGTGCGGCGACGGCGCAGACGCTGATGTCATCCTGTTCTGCACTGGATGACTGCATCAGTGACAGCTTCAGCGGTTTCAGTATCGATGGCGTGGCGGATTTTGTGCAGAACGACGTCGTCGGTAATGCCAGCACAATGCTTGGGTATGTTTCTGATGCGATGAAAGTGGTGGATTCTGCCGTATCGGATGCTGCCAGGCTGTTGCAGGGGGATATCTCGGTACTTCTGCCGCCACCATCGTCAGGCAAAAATTTCGTTGAGCAGGTGCAGAAAATGTGGCGTACCGGGAAACGCCTTTATGGTAACGCCAGCGACCTGGTCACCATGATCAAAACGCTTTCCGGTGTCAGCCTCGGCAGCGATCTGCAACCGCGCGGCGTCTGGAAAACGGACAGTAAAACCACCGCCACGGCGACGCAGCAGCGTAACGTGGTTGCCAGCACCCTTCGTACGACCGCAATCAGCGAAGCGGCGTATGCCGTCACACGATTGCCTGCGCCCACAACTTCCGCGGTGATGCAGAATGCCACAGTGGGGCAGTCAACAACACCCGCGCAGAGCACCGGCTGGCCTTCTGTCACGCATCCGGCACTGAACAATGCACCGGCGGTGAAAAACACGGTTGACCTGCCAACGTGGGAAGAACTGACTGACATTCGCGACACACTGAATACGGCAATTGATAAGGAGTTGTCCCGTACAACCAGTGATGCGCTGTTTCTGGCGCTGCGCCGGGTGAAAGCAGATCTGAATGCGGATATCAACACGCGCCTTGAACAGTCTGCACGGATCATTCAGCGCACACCGGATGAGGTTTTACCCGCGCTGGTGCTGGCGGCGACCTGGTTTGATAACGCGGCGCGTGACGCGGACATTATCCGGCGTAATGCCATTACGCATCCCGGCTTTGTGCCGGTGATCCCTCTGAAGGTGCCAGTGCAATGAACGACAATGTCACGCTACGGGTAAATGGCCGGGAGTGGAATGGCTGGACATCGGTGCGCATCGGTGCCGGTATTGAACGGCTGGCGCGGGATTTCAGTGTGGAGATCACCCGCCAGTGGCCGGGAGATGAGGGTATCACCACGCTTCAGCCGCGCATTAAAAACGGTTCAAAAGTGGAAGTGCTGATTGGTGATGAGCTGGTGATCACCGGCTGGGTGGAGGCGACGCCCGTTCGTTACGATTCCCGTTCGGTCAGCACCGGTATTGCCGGGCGTAGTCTGACCGCTGACCTGATTGACTGTGCAGCCGAACCGACACAGTTTAACGGACGCTCGCTGGTGCAGATTGCGCAGGCGCTTGCTGCGCCTTTCGGCATTGAGGTGGTGAACAGCGGTGCGCCGTCGGGTGTTATTCCTGATGTTCAGCCTGATCACGGTGAAACGGTGATTGAGGTAATCAACAAAATACTCGGTCAGCAGCAGGCACTGGCTTACGACGACCCGCACGGCAGGCTGGTGATTGGCGGTATTGGCTCAACGCGGGCACATACTGCGCTGGTACTCGGGGAAAACATCCTTTCCTGCGATACGGAGAAGAGTATCCGGGAGCGATTTTCTGTTTACCAGGTGGCGGGGCAGCGTGCCGGAAACGACGATGATTTCGGTGAGACCACCACCACCGCGCTGCGGGCCCGCACAGAGGACGCATTTATTGCCCGTTACCGTCCGATGTATATCAGGCAGACAGGGCAGGCCACGGGGGCAGGCTGTATCGCGCGTGCTGACTTTGAAGCCCGGCAACGGGCGGCGCGGACGGATGAAACCACCTATGTGGTGCAGGGCTGGCGACAGGGTAACGGTACGCTGTGGCAGCCCAACCAGCGGGTGATTGTCTTCGATCCGGTCTGTGGTTTCGACAATACCGAACTGCTTGTCTCGGAAGTCACGTTTACTCAGGACCAGAACGGCACCCTGACGGAAATCCGTGTCGGCCCACCTGATGCTTATCTGCCTGAACCCGAAGCCCCCGGCGCGCGGAAAAAGAAAAAAGCCAGAGTACAGGAGGACCCGTTCTGATGAGGACGATTGAAGCCATGCAGCGACAACTCCTCGGCCTGATTGGGCGGGCCGTGGTGAAAAGCATCAGTGCCGCCACGAAATGTCAGACCGTGGATGTGTCCCTGATTGCCGGTGAACCCAAAGCCGGGGTTGAACATCTTGAACCCTACGGTTTTACCGCAAGGGCAAACAGCGGTGCGGAAGCGGTGGTGTTGTTTCCGGATGGCGACCGTTCTCATGCGGTGGTTGTTACGGTGTCGGACCGTCGCTACCGCCTGAAAGGGCTGCAGACGGGGGAGGTGGCTGTCTATGACGATCAGGGGCAGTCCGTGACGCTGACCCGGGAGGGGATCGTGGTGGACGGTGCAGGTAAAACGATCACGTTTCGCAATGCGCCTAAGGCACGTTTTGAAATGGACCTGGAAGTGACAGGACAGGTGAAAGACCTGTGCGACTCCAGCGGCACCACCATGTCAGCGATGCGGCTTGCCTATAACGGGCATCGTCACAGAGAGAACGGTCAGGGCAGTAACACCGACAAACCTGATAAAGCGATGGAGGCATGATGGAACTGTGGCTGACGGTGAACGGTAAACGCACCTGCGCCAGCGCACCGCTGGATCCGCTGACCCGCGCCGTGGTGATTTCCCTGTTTACCTGGCGGCGGGCGGAGCCTGATGACAACGCCGACGTCCCGATGGGATGGTGGGGGGATACCTGGCCTGCGGTACAGAATGACCGTTACGGCTCCCGACTGTGGCTGCTTCAGCGCAGCAAACTGACCAATCAGCAGGTGCAGACGGTAAGGGGGTATATCCGCGAATGCCTGCAATGGATGACTGATGACGGCGTGGTGTCCCGTATTGATCTGGATATCCGCCGCACCGGGATTAATGAACTGGGTAACAGTATCACTCTCTGGCGTCGTGACGGACCGGTAATGATTTCTTTTGATGATCTGTGGAGTGCGATAACGCATGGCGGACAGTGAATTTCAGCGCCCGACGCTGGCAGAAAATATCAGTATGCTCCGTAACGATTTATTCGCCAGGCTGGACGTCAGCGACACGCTCCGGCGCATGGATGAAGACGTGCGGGCAAAGGTGTATGCGGCGGCGCTGCATACGGTTTACGGGTACATCGATTATCTGGCAATGAACATGCTGCCTGACTTGTGCGATGAGTCCTGGCTGGCGCGACATGCTGCGATGAAACGGTGTCCGCGCAAGGGGGCCACGGCTGCCAGCGGGTATATGCGCTGGGAAGGTGTCAGCGATGGCCTGAAGGTGACCGCCGGGAGTGTTATTCAGCGCGATGACCTGGTGCAGTACACGACAACTGACGATGCAACCAGCTCCGGTGGTGTCCTGCGCGTGCCGATCGCCTGCTCAAGTGCAGGCGCGGTCGGTAACGCTGACGACGGTACGTCATTAATCCTGGTCACGCCGGTTAATGGTCTGCCGTCTTCCGGCGTGGCAGATACCCTGACAGGTGGATTTGATACTGAAGAGCTGGAAACGTGGCGCGCCCGCGTCATTGAGCGGTATTACTGGACGCCTCAGGGCGGGGCTGACGGGGACTATGTCGTCTGGGCTAAAGAAGTGCCCGGCATTACCCGCGCATGGACATACCGTCACTGGATGGGAACGGGAACTGTCGGTGTGATGATTGCCAGCAGTGACCTGATTAATCCCATTCCGGAAGAATCAACGGAAACGGCGGCAAGACAACATATCGAGCCACTGGCCCCGGTGGCAGGCTCTGATTTGTATGTGTTCAGGCCGGTGGCACATACGGTGGATTTTCATATCCGTGTGACGCCGGACACACCGGAAATACGGGCTGCCATCACCGCGGAGTTGCGTTCGTTCCTGCTGCGTGATGGTTATCCGCAGGGAGAACTGAAGGTGTCACGTATCAGTGAAGCGATTTCCGGTGCGAACGGGGAATACAGCCATCAGTTGCTTGCACCGGCGGACAATATCTCCATTGCAAAAAATGAGCTGGCAGTTCTGGGGACGATTTCATGGACGTGACAAACGATGATTACATCCGTCTGTTGTCGGCACTGTTGCCCCCCGGTCCGGCGTGGTCAGCCAGCGATCCGGCGATTGCCGGTGCGGCACCGTCATTAACCCGCGTTCATCAGCGTGCGGATGCCCTGATGCGGGAGCTGGATCCGCGCACCACCACTGAACTGATAAACCGCTGGGAGCGTCTGTGCGGTCTGCCGGATGAATGTATTCCCGCAGGGACACAGACCCTTCGCCAGCGTCAGCAACGGCTGGATGCGAAGGTTAATCTGGCGGGCGGCATCAATGAGGATTTTTACCTTGCACAGCTTGCTGCCCTGGGCAGACCAGACGCCACCATCACGCGATACGATAAAAGCACGTTCACCTGCTCATCGGCCTGTACTGACGCGGTGAATGCGCCGGAATGGCGGTATTACTGGCAGGTCAACATGCCAGCCGCTACCAACACCACCTGGATGACATGTGGCGATCCCTGTGATTCCGCACTGCGTATCTGGGGCGACACCGTTGTCGAGTGCGTGCTTAACAAACTCTGCCCGTCGCATACCTACGTAATTTTTAAATATCCGGAGTAATCCATGCATCGTATAGACACGAAAACCGCGCAGAAGGATAAGTTCGGCGCGGGTAAGAACGGTTTTACCCGTGGTAACCCCCAGACCGGCACACCTGCCACCGATCTGGATGATGACTACTTTGACATGTTGCAGGAAGAACTCTGCAGCGTGGTGGAGGCATCCGGTGCCAGCCTGGAGAAGGGGCGGCATGACCAGCTGCTTACTGCGCTTCGTGCGCTGCTGTTAAGCCGCAAGAATCCGTTTGGCGATATCAAATCGGATGGCACGGTGAAAACGGCTCTCGAAAACCTTGGTTTGGGAGAAGCGGCTAAAAGGAATGTAGGGACAGGGGCGAATCAGATACCTGATATGGGTAGCTTCACGCTTTCTGTTTCAGGTACTGGATATCAAAAATTACCATCAGGTTTTATTCTTCAGTGGGGCTCAATCGGCGCACCAGGCATTGCACAGGATGTAGTAACCCATTTCCCGATTGCATTTCCAAACAGATGTCTGCGTGTTTTGGTCTCACAAGACTACACACCAGATAGCGGGGCTGTTGGTTATATTGCCTGTGCAGGTTTTAGTCCCGACCCGGTTAAATTTATATCCAGAGCCAGTACTCCTGGCCTCGGCGCTTCATTTTTAGCGTTAGGCTGTTAATTTAGCTATATGGAGTGAAAAATGAATTACATATATTCCGCGACTACAAACTCTTTCTATCCGCTGGAGATGAAAGAGGATTACACTCAAGCTGACTCATGGCCAGATGATGCTGTTGAAGTTGATGAGCAAGTGTATATTGAGTTTTCCGGATTACCGCCGAAAGGAAAAATCCGTATCGCTGGAGAAAATGGTTTTCCTGCATGGTCTGAAATTCCACCACCAACACATGAGGAACAGATTGCTGCAGCCGAACTGGAAAAGCAGCAACTGATTAATCAGGCCAACGATTATATGAACAGTAAACAATGGCCTGGTAAAGCGGCTATTGGTCGTCTGAAAGGTGAGGAACTGGCGCAATATAATTTGTGGCTGGATTATCTGGACGCACTGGAACTGGTTGATACCTCCAGTGCTCCAGATATTGAATGGCCTACGCCTCCGGCAGTTCAGGCCAGATGACATCCGGCGCGGTGCTGGTATCTGTTGCCGTCACCGCGTCAATGTAATCCAGCACGGCGTTAAGTCGGGTTGTTTCTGCCTGCGTCAACTTCCGTCCGGCCTGTAATTTCAGCTGAATCAGACTAATGGAAACCATTGCTGCATCAATCAGTGACTGGCGCTGTGCTTCTGCCGCTTCTACTGCGGCGCTATGCTGTGCCTCAGTATCCGTCACCCATTTCTCACCATCCCATTTATCATATGGCGTTAACGGGGCGATAGTGGTTGTATTTTCAGGGTAATCACCCGGAGCTGTGATTTCTTTGGCGTCTCCCGTTTCGGTGTTATAGACGATTTCACCGCGATGGTCTGACACATATTCCCATGATTTTAAATCCACAGAACGGCAAATTGTATAACCAGCTTTATGTGTAACTGGTGCATCTAAACAAGAACATGCCGGGATACCGACGCCAACCGCAAGATATTCAGTTGATGTGGAAATATATTCCCGCGTTTCACCATCATAGTTATAAACGGTAATATCCCCTGCCTTTGTAGCAACAAGTCCACTATTTAATATTGCTTTATCCATTATGCTGCTCTCACGATATAGTTAAATGCAATGTTTCTTGGTCTGTTCTCTGAGGCAGTTGGCACTACTCTTGAAGCATCAAAATTGACTAAATGAGGATTGTTTGGGGTATTTGGAATGATTGTGGTGTTACCTATCGTATTACGAAGTGCTGATTGACTTACAAAAACACCACTCGCTGTATTAAAGCTAATAGCCGCATTAGCTTCGGTTTGTCCATTACCAAATGTGCCGGTTATATTACGAATAGCATCCCCCTGAGCAGACAGAATTTCGCGCCCCGCGTCAATACCGCGCCCGTCATCCCAACCACGAATAAACTCACCACGTAAATCAGGCAATTTATTTGTCGGATAAGCCTTTGCCAGTTCCGGGTATTCTTCAGCAGAAAAAACCGCACCGTTGCATTTCAGCCAGCCTGTTGGCGGAGTGGCGGAAGGCCACGGAACAGGGACACCAACAGGTAATGCAGAGCCTTCTCCCAAACCAACCTTTCAAATATTTTTCTGAATCAGGTGATATTTCGCCTCTTCTCCTGTTTTTACAACAGGAGAAGCACTCATGATTTACGGGTATGTTCGTGTATCAACAAATCATCAGGATACAGAGTTGCAACGTCTTGCACTTGAGTCAGCTGGCTGTGAGCGAATTTATGAAGAATATGCCAGTGGCAGAACAGCTAATCGCCCTGTGTTAAAGGAATTAATTACGGTGATGAAAAGTGGAGATGAGTTGATTGTCTGGAAGTTAGATCGGATAGGGAGAAATGTGCTGCATGCGCTATTGATGTTTCAAAATCTGCACGAAAAAGGTGTTAATTTTCGGAGTATTACAGATGGCGTAGACCTGAAAACAGCAAGTGGTCGCTATAATTTCCGTAATATTCTTTCTGCTGCGCAGTATGAATCTGATTTGAATAGCGAGCGAACTTTAGCTGGTTTGGCTATTGCCAGATCCAAAGGCCGGATTGGTGGGCGTAGACCGAAGTTTAGCGACGAGCAGTGGCAACAGATGGGAGCGCTCATAGCGGCAGGGAAATCACGGCGTTATGTTGCACGTATCTATAACGTTGGGCTATCAACCCTATATAAACGATTTCCTGTTACTGGCATTCAAACGAAATAATTTAAAAGCAATTTAAAGAGTTATTTGTCTAATGTTGGAAGCCGCAGCCACGTCGTATGCAAGAACGTGCTGCGGCTGGCTGGCGAACTTTCGATAGTGCGAGTATTGAATGATTTCCAGCCGTTACCGATTTTACGTGTTAATTAGTGAACAAACCACTCGTCAGCAGATTCCCAGGTATCTTTCAGAGTCTCCTGAACAAAAGTTTTTGCAGAATCCTTATCTGCGGTGCGTGTAACAGAAAGGCCATCGTTGCTGGTGGCTTTTACGATCACCTCTACATCGTCATAACGTTTACTGATGCGTCGGGTTAATTCTTCCTTTAACGCATCCACAGCACCGGTTGGCATTTTAGTCATTTTTTCTTTGGCTATGCAGATTTCAATACGCATAAAAGTCCCTCTATACTGTGTTTGTATACAGTATTATTTTTAACTGTATGGATAAACAGTGTCAAGAGGTCTTATTTCTGCTCCTTTGGAGCTCTTCAAAACGATTATGTAAAGATTTCGGATACAGTTCGGTATATACCTGCCATAGCACGTTTAATGAACGATGCCCTGTAACCTGGGCGACTTCCTCAATACTAAAACCAGCCTCAAATAAGCGACTTGCCCCTTCTCTACGCAAATCATGGTATCGCAGATCTTTAATACCTAATTTGCTTCTTACCCTCTGGAATCCCGCAGTAACAGAAGTGCTGTTATATGGAAAAATGAATTCTGATTTTTTGGGTTGTCGTTGGACGATATCCCAGGCTTCCCCAAGCAAGGCTACTTTCATATGGTTGCCTTCCTTTTTACGTGGATCTTTCCTGTCTCTTACGAGTATGGATTTTTGTTCCTGATCGAGATCCTCCCATCGTAATCGGCATACTTCACCGATTCGCATACATGACCACACAGAAAATTTGAGGATATCAACGAACGGAATTTTTGAGCATTTATGTGTAGATCGTTGTTGAAGACCTTCAATGAGCATGTCCAGTTCATCAGATGCCGGTCTACGATTACGACGATTTGATTTACCAATTAAACCAAGTTTAAGTAGATATGGACGAGCGGCTTTTGCTGGGTTTGATGTGTAATTAATTCCATATACAGGTTTGGCAGCATCCAGAACACTGCCAAGATAACTAACATCGTGGCTAACTGTAGCTGGACCTGCACCAGCGTTGTTTCTTAGCCTGCAATGTTCAATTACGTCATTTTCTGTCAGTTCAGATAGTTTGATCGCGGAGATGTCACTATCCATAAGCAGTTCCAGCACATATCTTTTAGTACGGCCTGCTTTACCTCCGGCATTTGGGTCATTTAAATATTTGTGTAGTAAGTCACGGACTGTAAGTCCGTCAACTGCATTTGATGATGGAATGCCATATAGATCTAATTCCATCACTTTCTGTGTGCCCCATGTTTTGGCATGAGCATGTTTAGGGAATGTTTTGCTTTCCCTGTAAGTGATAACACCTTTTTCTTTGATAATCACATTACAGCGATAGCGTGGTGTGCCATCGGATTTTAGTCGTTTCTCTATGTTATAGTACGCCATTACACGACCTCGTTATTTCGGGTTCCCATAAAACGTGGGAACCTGTGCGGGAACCTAACGCGAGAAAAATAGCCTGAAATGTTCAAAAATGCACGATAATCATGAAACACAAAAAATTAATCAAACCAGCGTGATGCCTGAAAAAACTGGTGTTTACTGGAATTCTCGGTTTAGCATTGCTCCTATGCTCGACTGGACGGACAGACATTGCCGCTATTTCTTGCGTCTGCTTTCCCGCAATACGTTGCTGTATACCGAAATGGTGACTACAGGGGCGATTATTCACGGTAAAGGTGATTACCTGGCGTACAGTGAAGAAGAACATCCGGTAGCATTGCAACTGGGCGGTAGCGATCCGGCGGCGCTGGCGCAGTGTGCAAAGCTGGCAGAAGCGCGCGGATATGATGAGATCAACCTGAATGTCGGCTGCCCGTCTGACCGGGTGCAGAACGGCATGTTTGGGGCGTGTCTGATGGGTAATGCGCAGCTGGTTGCCGACTGCGTGAAAGCGATGCGCGATGTGGTGTCGATTCCGGTGACGGTGAAAACGCGTATTGGCATCGACGACCAGGACAGCTATGAATTTCTCTGCGATTTCATCAACACCGTTTCCGGCAAAGGCGAGTGTGAGATGTTCATCATCCACGCACGTAAAGCCTGGCTTTCGGGGTTAAGCCCGAAAGAAAACCGTGAAATCCCGCCGCTCGATTATCCGCGTGTGTATCAACTGAAGCGTGACTTTCCGCATCTGACAATGTCGATTAACGGTGGCATCAAGTCGCTGGAAGAGGCTAAAGCGCATTTGCAACATATGGATGGCGTGATGGTCGGGCGCGAAGCGTATCAGAATCCGGGTATTCTGGCGGCGGTAGACCGAGAGATCTTTGGTTCCTCGGATACCGATGCCGATCCGGTGGCGGTAGTGCGCGCCATGTATCCGTACATTGAGCGTGAACTCAGCCAGGGGACGTATCTTGGCCATATTACCCGGCATATGCTGGGCTTGTTCCAGGGTATTCCTGGCGCGCGGCAGTGGCGGCGTTATTTAAGTGAAAATGCCCATAAAGCGGGTGCAGACATTAATGTGCTGGAACACGCGCTCAAACTGGTGGCGGATAAGCGTTAACTTTTCACCAAAAAATAGTCAAATTCACCACGCCCTGCGCACCGTCGCGGGGCGTTTTGCTGTTAAATCAATAGATTATTTTTGGCATGATTCTTGTAATGCCAGCAAGAGATTTCATATTTGGGAGAGCATCATGCTGGAACTACTTTTTGTGATTGGCTTTTTTGTCATGTTGATGGTCACCGGCGTTTCGTTGCTGGGCATTATCGCCGTGCTGGTTGTGGCGACGGCCATTATGTTCCTCGGCGGTATGCTGGCATTGATGATTAAGTTGCTGCCGTGGTTACTCCTGGCGATTGCGGTGGTGTGGGTTATTAAGGCGATTAAAGCACCAAAAGTGCCGAAATATCAGCGTTATGACCGCTGGCGTTACTAA